AGAGTTGCTATACCAGTACCCAGACCACTCACGCCTGTTGAAATAGGCAGACCCGTAGCATTCGTTAAGATAGCGGCACTCGGTGTTCCAAGGGCGGGAGTTACAAGTGTTGGCGAGTTTGACAACACAACATTAGTTGTTCCTGTGCTTGTTGTAACTCCTGTACCACCATTGGCTACCGCTAAAGTTCCAGTAATATCAGCAGTCGAAAGACTTACTGCATCCCATGTTGCATTTGTTCCATCAGTTTGAAGATACTTGTTTGCGTTGCTTGTTTGGCTAGGCAATAGGTTATTTAATGCGGCAGCGGCAGTAGACGCACCAGTACCGCCATCAGCAACTGCTAGATCGGTAATGCCAGTAATTGTACCGCCAGTAATTGCGGCAGAAGCATTGTCTGTCTTTGTTGCAACAGCAGTAGCAATGTTGTTGTACTCAGTGTCAATCTCAGTACCTTTGACAATCTTTAAAGGATTGCCAGGCGACAAGTTGTCTTTAGTCGCAAAGTTTACTGTTTTGGTGTAATTACTCATGTTTACCTCTTAGGCTATTTTGCCATCTTTGGCTTGAATTTCAATCTTTTGAAGCGATAACTGTGTGCCGTTAATGGTTGTTTCGTAACCAGTTTGTACAATTTTACCCGCACCAGATGCGTTTGCTCTCAATGTCTTAATTGCAATGCCACTTGTGTATTCAGCAGTTCCATATTCAGCAGTTCCATACTCATAACTCACTTGGGTAGGAATATAAATATTTTGAGCTTGATAAGCACCAGAATAATCAAAACCCCAATTGATTGTTAAGAACTGATTTGAGCCACCAATCACAATGGCTGAAATAGTTTTTAAAACAGAAATCTGGTTTGCATTGCCAAGGTCAGCATTGTTGGTGTAGTACGCAAATCGGTACGTTGTTGTATCATCTATGTAACCGCCATACTTACCAATAAATCCACTCTTACCAATTAACAAGTCACCATTACGCAAAGAACGCAATGCAGTTGGCGCAATGGAGTCCCATTTGGTTACACGGGAAGCACCATCTTGTAAAGATTGTTTGGTATCAAAGCAATAAACTTGGAAAGTAGCGGGTAGAACTAGCAGATAAAAGGCTTCTTTTTCTGAGTAAACAGACTTCAGATTAGCCAATGTTTCACCTGCCAATGATGAATTTAGGTCAAAACGCACATTCTTAGACAAGTCTCTAAGGGGAGCAGACTTCTCTTGGATAGTCCTCATTAGTGAACGAACACCTGAGTCTGACAAGAAAATCACATCAGAGCCAACGCTTTGAATCGTATCTCTAGCAATACATCCAATAGAGCCAATTGTGTCGCTTAGAACTAAGGATGCGGGTGTAGAAGCACCAGAATACACAAGAATCTGTCGTTTACCAAATATAAACAAGAAATCATTGTGCGCTGCCAAGCCCATAACTTCATCTGCACCATTAGGCCATACACGGGAGACATCTAAATTTCCTGAAGTACCACCAGACCATACATGACCCGCAATCAGATCAGAGAATGTAACTGTTACTTTATCGGAAGATGTATTAGCAACCCACAGACGACCAAAAGCAGAAATAGCAATGTTTGCAGATGGAACTGATCCTGCATAGCCTGACTTTTCTGAGACTCGTCTAAATGTTGTTGTGCTAACAGCGGGGTCATAAATCAGAGGATCGTGACCAGTTTGGAAGAAGTATGCAATCCCATTTAAAGAGGCAGTTTGCCAATTAGATGCAGTGATAGTAGGAGCAGTACCGCCACCACCATAGGTCAACTCAGTCACAGCATTGGCAGTACCAAGTTTAAATAACTTGTTGTTACCCGCAAACAGGACAGTCAAAGTGCCATCGTTTTGCACTAATTCATGGATAACACCCACATCATTAGCACCTAGATTGCCAGAGGAAGAGTTAACTCTTGTGTAACCTTTTCTAGCACCAATACGACCATACTGATCCAATATGCAGTTTGTGGCAACCAAAGCAAAGCCAGCCCCTAAATCAAGGGGGGAATCTTCAGTATTTAGGCCATAGAAGCCTGGTGCTGAGAGACTGTAACTTTGTAAAGGCTTAGACATTAGACCGCCACAAAGTTGTCTTCAGGATAACGAGTGCTTTCCAATGCAATAGCATCAGAGAGCATTCCTCTAAACAGAGCATAAGCCTCTGAAGAGTTTGTTCCACCATCTTCACCACGCTCAATCAAAGCACGAGAATAAGCACTCTGGGCAACCAAATAGTCCAAGACTTTGACTGAAGTGCCATCAGCAGACAGATTGGCCTGTGGAACAGTTACATCAAACTTTAAGGTATATACGCCATCAGGAACTGGGAACAAATCAATCTTTGTGTCACCACTACCATCTACACCACTAAAGCAGAACTCTGAAGGAATAGACTGTGAAGGCGTACCAAAGTTTAACTTGCGGTTCATGTCCGCAACAGTAGTGTTATCTAAAGTAATAACACTGGTAGTATTGATAGCATCGTTAACACGAAACTTCTGACCTGCACCTGTCAAAGCGTAAGAGCTTGTGGCAGCAGTAGTAGTAACTGTAATTGTTTGTCCTAAGACATTCCAATTATAGGAATCTTCAATCTGACGCTTGGCATCATTGACAAACTTGCCAATCAAAGAAGAATAGGCTGTTTCGCCAACAGTAGATACTGTGCTTTCACGCAAGCGAACTAGCACATCGTTAACAAGTTCTAAGTAAGTCATGTTCTTTGCGCTCCCTGAACCTCAAATGTTGCAATAAAACTAAAGGTACTAGCAGATTGAGTAGTAATTTGAATTCTATCGCCTTCTTCTAAAACGATATAAGCATTGCCATCAAACTGAAGGTATTGCTTTGAAGTAAAGTCGTAAGAAGTAAGAATATCTAGTGTTGTGGCAGCACTTGCGTCATACCATTGAACAGTTATGTGCTTAGTCGAACCGCCAGTGTTGTGAATGTACATGACAGTAAACTTGGCGTAATAACCCGTAGGAACTGTATAAACAGTTGTCAGCGTATTCGCTGCTGGGCTAATTCCGACTGAGGTTGGTCTCACTTCATATTCCTCTTAGAGATCGCTTTAGCCTTTGCTTTAGCGTCTTCCTTGGACGTTGCGCCCCAAGCTCTAAGAGAAAGTAAAAGTCGGGTGGGCTTTCCATCTTTCATCTCAGCGCCAGGCATATTGCCCATACGTGCTAGAAAGGATGCCCTACGAGGGTTGTCTCCCGATTTGACGGGTGGTTTTAGATTCCCACCAGTTTCTGCATTATACGATGCTCTGCCTTTGGCATTCAAGCCCCCTTTGGGGTTTTGATGCGCTTTTAAGGTCATTTCTTCTTTGCGGTCTTAGCCGCAGCCTTAAATGCTGCCTCAGTAGGAGCGCCTTTAGAACCAACCTTACGCATCTTTTCCTTAGAACCCGCTTTGATGCGTTCTTGCTTGGCATTGATGTTAGCGTAGAGACCTTGTTTCATTTCTTACCCTTTGGTTTAGACATACCTGTTTCGGATAAAGCAATAGCTACAGCCTGTTTTGGGTTAGTAACGACTTTTTTATTGGTAGTCAACTTGCCCTTGCCAAACTCAGTCATCACCTTGCTGATCTTCTTTTGGGCTTTGGTTTTCATATCAGTACAATATCTTTGCGATGATTGTTCCAGATGTATACGCTGTGCAATTGGCTCTTAAATACTTAGGAGCATTAGCCAAAGTAACAAAGCCATCAGCCGTTAAAGCAGTGCCAACAGTGCTAAATGTTGTGCCATCAAGACTACCTTGAAGGGCAACAGTAGCAGTTGTGATGCCTGTAACGTGCAGAATTGCTGGCATACCAGCATCTACCTGAACAGCTATAGAAGCACCTGTAGCAGTAACAGAGCTAAGAAGCGTAACGGGAGCAGTTAAAGAAGACATTATTTACCTCGTCCAGACTTTTTCATCATGTTGGTAGCTGTGCGACCACCACGCTCGGGCATGGCTCTAGGCTTACCAACAGCAATCATTATTGATAAAGGCATACCTTTTTTAGAATCAGATTTAGGCATCTTAGGACTAGACATTTTGGGTGATTTTCCGTACATGATATTTCCTATCGAACTAGCTTGGTTGCAATAAAAGAAATGATACCGCCAATGACAGAGGCGATAGCCATTCCAACGAAAAAGCCACCTTTAGATTTGTTTGCCATTTCTAAAAGCGTTTTAATATCTTGGCGAAGTGCTTGAACTTCTACCTGTAAAGCCTCAACTTGGGCTTCAAGTTTACCAAATTCTCGTGGATCAATTTCCGACATTTGAAACCTCTTTTTTTGGTCTTCCCAACTTGGGTTTGTCTTCAACTTTCTTTGGAGTTTCCTCAACAAGGACGTATCCTTCATGACCTTTCATGCTATCAATATCGTGCTGATAGGTGAAAGTTATTAGAGTACCGGACTGTAAACATCTAAAAGTAGCCATAAAAAAACTCCAAAAAAAGGGGGGTATTAGCCCCCTTTTATTAAACAGTACGAACTACAACGCACTTAACTGTTGTGCTTGCCAAGTCTACAGTAGCTGTACTTTCGTTTTGGAAACGAATTGAAACAGTATCTGCTGCTGAGACATAAGGCGTGATGGAGAGTCCAGAGACATCCACACCCATACTGATGTTCATCACAATGTCGCCTAGCTTTACGCCAGGTACTGTAATGGTGTTTGTTTCACCTGCGCCATCAACTAAAGATGAAGCGTTAAGTGTTGCTGTTACAGACCAAGTATCCGAAAAAAGACCTCGGAATTGGTCAGTTCCCCTACGGGAAACTACTGCTGTTGCTGCTGCCATAATAAATCTCCTTGATGTAAAAAATCCCCCCACCGATTAAGGCGAGGGGAAAAGGCAACTATTAGGCTGGAACTG